ATATTGTTCAATTACGGCATTTGTATCTCTCCTTTCAGTTCCGTTCAAAGAAGTTTTATCATCACCATCTTGTCTATAAAACTGAACATCAACTTTAACATTCTTTCCTTTGTTTATAGTTTTTGCAGTTCTTTCAATATGATAATCTATACCTTCAATTTGAAAATGTAAATGACAACTAAAATCTTGCTTTCTATTGTTTAAGATATTTTGTGCTTTGAATGCTCTACTACTCTTATCATAAAGACAGAAAGAAATTGCGTCAAAGATAGATGACTTACCTTGTGCATTAGGTGCAAACAATCCCATCAATCCGTTTAACTTACTAAAATCAATCTTATTGTCCTCACCATAACTAAACATATTAGAAAACTCAAATCTAATCGGTTTCCAATAAATGTTTCTTAAAGTTTCCTCATGTGTAATTCTACTATTGACATCTCTGTTTATCTTTTCTAATTCACCTAAATCTTTTGCATCAACAAACGGCATCATTCTTTCCACATACTCATTTATTAAAGAGTTTTGGTAGTTTATATCTGCAATGTTTTCAAAGTCTAATTTATTACTTCTATCTCCTGTTTTCTTTTTTGATAGAGAGTCTGTTCTAATAATTGTAAAGTCGTCAACACCATATTTCATTTTGATTTCTGCAATTACCTTTTTAGTGTCCGCAGTATCGGTGTTTGACAATCTTACTCTTAAACGAGGGTGTTTTGGCATATCATTTACAACTGGAACCTTACCATTGTCAATATCCATAGTATAATAACCATAGTCATTTTGAATGTCAATTTCCTCATAGGTCATTGTGTCCAAATCCCATGCTAAAAAACCATGTCTATCCAAAGTCTCACCAAAGTTTTGTTGTAATAGAGAACCTGCATAAACTACCTTACAACCTTTCGGACTTATCATTTCTTGACGCTTATGAATATCACCTAACAAGGCTAAATCAAATCCATCAAATATATCCGTTGTAAAATGTCTACTACTTACCACATATCCAATATCAGTTTGTGAATTATCAACAGGTCCGTGGAATAAAGCAATCTTTTTATTACCAAACATTTTGTCAGCACTAATCCAATTGTCTTTGTTATCTAAAATTGAAAATACTGAAAAATCAATACCACCAATAGAAAATACCTGTGTATCTCTTAAATAATAAAAGTCTTTTAATTCTAATGCATCAACCAATGGAGTAAGAACATCCATTCTATCCATATTATTCATATTACAATCGTGATTTCCGGTAATAAGAATTGTAGGGCAAGTTTTAGCACACTCTTTGAATAACCAACTTATTTCGTTGACTAATTCTGGTGACATTTCTAATTTAGCGTGGGCAATATCACCTGCTAAATATATAATTGCATCTTCGGTTCCTCTTTTACGGATTTCCTCAAACATTTTTTCAAATACCTGTCTATACTCTTTGTGTCTTTTTACATTGCGGATATGAACATCGGCAATGTGATAAATAGTTTTTAATCTATTCATATTATTTGTTTTCGTAATTATTTATTTCCTCTTCAACTTCTTTCCAATATTTAATAATGGATAAAAATTGAGCATCTTCATATTTTAATTCATTAAGAACAGTTTGTCCGGCCTGAATTGCTCCTTTAGCTTTTTCTAAACTTTCTTCTTTACCAAATTTTTTAATTAAAACCTTTGCAGTTTCTTTTACTGTTTGTGCCATATTATAAGCTATTTATTTTGTTTAATAATAATTCTTCGGGAGAAAACTCTTTTGTTTTCTTTAATTCCTCATAGAATTTCTCATACCCCATATCGGCGGCATCTTTGTCTTTAAGATACATCATTTTTACATGAATACCTTGTTTTCTAAAATATTCGGCAGCTTTAAGTGCCTCATTAATTGCATCGTTGTCCAATGAAATAATAATATCGGTAATTCCACTCATAAAGATTTTTTCAACCAATATTCTTGATGGAAATTTACCTAATAATGGAATTGCATTTCTTTTAATTGTGATTGCGTCAAATACACCCTCACATAGTATAATCGGTTCGTTCCAATTTACTTGAGAGTCAAAACATATTACATTTTTAGAGATTGGAGGATTTTTGTATTTCATTTTGTTCTCCGGATAATACGAACGAGAAACAAAGTAATTTAATGAACCATCGGAATTGTATGATGGTATAATTACTCTCTGTCCATATAACCCTTCTTTACAATATCCTATGTTATATTTGATTATATCTTTAATACCTATTCCTCTTTGAGTAAGGTAATGTATTGCGTGTTTATATTCTGGATTAAACCCCTTTGGAACCTCACTAAGACTAATAAATTCTTTTGGTAGGGAAATGAACACCTTTGTATCGGCATCCTCTAAAAGTGGGTTATAATTGCTATCTCCGTATATCTCTCTAATAACCGAAATAACCTTTCTATCAACATCTAGCTTTTTTAATAATGAGGTCAATTTCTTACCACCACTATTGCAAGTCCAACAATGCCATTTTTGAGTTTCCGTATTAACTTGGAGTTTTTGTTTGTGGTGATTGCAGAAAGGACAGTAAAATGCCAACTCATTCCCTTTGAGATTGAGATAACTACCTAAAATACCAGTAAGGGTAGATACGACTATATTCTTATCATTTTGCTTCAACACGACTTAAATATACGACAAATATTTGATATTACCAAATATTTTATGGTCTATTTTCCTCTAAAAACCACTCATTTGGGATGATTTTGTCCGAATATTTATATCCGTTCTTTTCACACCAATCCCCATAGGTCGTTTTGGACTTTTTGGTGATTTTGTTCTTTGAATTGGAAAATACGAACCTAATGTCCATATTTGGGTTTTGTTCTTTAACCAATAAGTGTTTCTTACGGTCAGCTGCCACAAACCTACCTTTTGTCTCTATTCTAATACCATTGGGTAGTTTGAAATCGGGATGATAGTGATGAGTAGACGCAGGAATTATGTAGGGAACTTTTTCAGTTTCATACTCTACTTTAATTCCATAAGATTCTATTTGTTGAGAGATGGTTTCTTCTAAACCAGACTTAAATCCATATTTTTGTGCAACCCATTTAGGGTTGGTTTTTTTTGTAACTTTTTTTGCCATTAAATTTGTTTATTATGAAGGGTCTTTCTTAACAGTTGAAGAATACTTTTTGGTAGATGTTGCTCCACCAACGTATTTGCTTCCTGCACCCAAATCACCTAATTGGTATCTGCCAATGCCTTTCTTTTTTTCAAAAGAAACCACACCTTCATCGTCATCAGCCGCTTGTTTGTCTCTTGGGCCTTTGGTGTATGGGGTGATATCTTTTCTAAAAGATTCCCAAGCTTTAACATCTGGTCCACCTTTTGTGAAAGATGTATTCGTATTTGCTTTGTATAATTCTAAAATTTTTGACATTTTTTTTGTTTTTAAATATAAATATAAGATTATGTATCAAATCGCACAATAAAGTTTACAGGAATATCTGGTTCCGATTTTATTGGTTGTGGTAATTTTGCAACTGCAACTAAATCACAGTTATCATCGTATAGACCTATTGTTGTAATAAATGGTGATAAGAATGAACCCGTTGTATCTACCGAACCACTCATATCATAATGTTCAAATCCACCTGAAATGGATGCTGTGTATTGTGAGGGTATTCTATAATCCAATATATTACCATTTTCTAATGTAGATTTCTTTTTAATATATTTAACTCCTGGACTTGTAGTAGTTTTATATATTCTACCATCGGAGCCTGTTACTAATCCTGTTTCTTTTCCAACTTCTACTATTGCTGTTGGGTTTGTTGATACATTAAACTCATCTTCATTTGCAATTAATAAATATTCATGCTCATATATTGTTTCAGTTGATTTATAAGTCATATCCCAATTGTTTCCGGATATATCAATTGCATCGCTTGTGACAGATTGTCTAGTTACAACTATTAATCCTTGTGAATAAAAAATATTACCAACTTTAATACCTTGAGATTCTTCTGGTAAAAATGGAATATTTTTTGCAACAACATATCCATTAGCAATATCAATGGAATCCACTATTAAGTCATATGAAATACCATCATATGTTATATTTAATGTTTTTGCTTGAACATCAAAATCACCCAACAATTCTTCTACTGAACCAGAATATCCATACTCTGCTAAATCATCAAATTGAATCACCGAATCATTAACACTTAATTTAGATAATAATAGTTTATCTCTTACATCATATAAGTTACCATATTCATCATCAAAATATGTCAAATCATCATTATACAATAAAACAGAACCTTTTTTTATACCATCACCTATTTTATTTTGTGGTATTGAAATAACAATTGCAGAACCACTTAAGTATCTTTCATTTGTATTTACTTGTTTAGAATATATTGGTTTTTTACTACCAAATCTTATAAATGGATTATCTTCGTCTCCATTATAAAATTGCGCTCTTAATTGTCCGTATATTGAATGTTTGTTATAAGAAGAACCAATTAAATAACCAACGGATGAAGTAGTTTCATCGATTGATGCGTAATTACCATCTTCTGCGCTAAATATAGACAAATTGGAAGTTTCTTTATCCCACTCCTTATATGCCTTAAACGGCCTAATACTAATATCTGACTTTGGTATTCTTTTTAACATATCTTATATAAATATCTTAAAACTAAAAACCCACCAAATTAAGGTGGGCCATAGTTTTTATTTTATTCTCCGATTAGAAGTCTAATTTAACTTTGATTGCTACTTCTTTGTCAAATGATTTTTCAATTGGCTTTGAAGTTTTTGCTACTGCTAATAGTTCATTTGCGTCGTCATACATACCTACTGTTGTAATATAAACTTTAGGGTCTCTTTCAAACGATGAGTTAACAAATGCTCCAACTGAACCAGTTACGAATGTTGGGTTATTTGAGAAGTTAAATTCTCTATTGTTTGCTCTTACAAAGTAATGAGAAGTAGAAACATTTTCAGTTCTTCTCACTTGGAAATCTGCACCACCACTAATTGCCATCAATAATGCTACTGAACCTGAGTTATTACCATTGTTTTGGTGATATGTAGAAGTAATTGAATTATACGCTGGAGCCAATTTAATATCTACCGATGAACTTAATGCTGCTGGGTTTAGTAATATAATTCCCATATCTGGATAGAATAGACCATATCCCTGTCCGTTTGGTGCTGTATAATTTGCAATTGATGCAGTTAATGCTGAACCAATATTTAATGAACCACTTACTAAATTATAAACTCTACCTGCAGTAGTTACATTCTCATCTGTTCCACCACTATCGTCAATTAAAGTAATACTTCTAACTGAACCTGATAAATCTATTGAGATATTTCCTGGGTCTAATCTTTCTTTGTATCTTGCTCTATTTACATTGATTGCGTAGAATGATGTCATATTAGTTCCACCTGCAACTATACCCGCTGCAGAACTACTTAAATATACACTAAAATAATTATCGGAACTATCCAATAATACATTCTTATATTGATTATAAGTTGCCTTTGTTGGTAAAGTTGAATCATCATTTTGAGTCAATGTTGGTGCACCGTATCCTAATACATCACCATATGCAATTGAGAATTGAACCTCAGCTGCTTCGGATGAAGTTTCCATATTGTATACATCTAAATAATATTTACCACTTGTAGATGCAACTTGAACAGAAGATGTATAATTTGCTTTAACATCCAAAGAACCAGTATCACCACTCCATATTCCAGAAGTTACAATTTCGGTTCTATTAGTTACTTTATCAATAGCTCCAAACTTTTTGTAAATACCATTTGTGATGGTAGTTATATCCGAACTAATTTGTTCACCAGTTCCTAAAAATTGGTTTACGATTCTAACTAATTCGCTAGTATCTACGGGAGTTCCTGCGGTGTTTGCTGCACCTGCTAAGTATTGCGATATGTTACTTGCTAAAAGGGCCCCTCTATTGTCTCTTATTACTGCCATGGTATTTTATTATTGAACGTAAGTTACTGTTATTGGAATTGTTTGTGAACCACCCGTTTCGTTACCATAAACTGTAATTGTAGTTCTAATGGTTGACGTTAATGATGGATTTGGAATAAATTTAAATGATAATCCTTTTGCAATTGCTGCTGTTGCAGATACATCGTCACCGATGAATACTGGAACAGAACCAATTTCAGATGTTACACCTTCACCCACAATATCACCTGCATTTTTGTTTGATAATACAATTGTGTATCCCAAACTTCTATTGCCTGCTGGAGATGTGGTTGGAGATAATGCAACCTCACCACTTTTTTGATTAACTGAAATATTTGGAACACCAAATTCAACAACCGGAATTCTAGTTGTATTTTTTGGAAGCGTTACCAACTTATATTTCATAACTTGTGTTTCATCAGGATTAGCTTCTAATACAGGCATATTTTTAATTGCTGCATCATAATAAGAAGAACCCAATGGATGAGCTGGTTCATATAAAGTGTAATCAATCTCATCATCTGCTAATGCAAATTGAGTAATGTTTAAACCCTGACCCGCTGCTAATTTTTCTCTACCTTTTTTAGTAAGAATAGCATCTACCGTTAATTCGGTGTTACTTAAATATCCCATAGTATTATATTAATCGTTTGTTAATAAATATAGTTTTTATAAAAATTATTACTCAACTTCCAAAATTGGTTCATTTGCGTCTCTTCCTGCCTTACTTACTTTCAATGTATTAGGATTTGAAGTAAATGTTTCAATTGGTTCACTACCATCCAATGTTGTTGCTGATGTGTTTTTTGAACCTTTAAAAAATGAATTTTCCATTCCTCTTGTTAAATCCGAAGTATTTTTAAAATGTGTTCTTAAATATCCACTAACGGGTTTAACATCAATTATATTTCCACTAACTATTGGTGGTGTTGAACCCGAAAATGGTTGTATGTTTAAAGATGTTTCGGTATAAACTGATGATGTTAATATGTAACCATTTCTAGGGTCACCAATTCCATTTATTGTAGTTTTATATTTTAAAATGTCTCTTCTTTTTTGTTCAGTTACTAAATTAACTCTAATTCTTTGTTTAAGAATATTTCTATTTGCATCATAATAAGTTCTAATTGCAGAACCACTTTGTGAATAAATTCCAAAACCAATTGTTTCATAATCGGTTTGTCCTACAATTATGTTACTATTGATTAAATCAATTTCAGTTTGTATCGTTGGTTCACCTAATCCTGCATCAATTGTTGTATATTGTTGATATTCATCACTTCCTAAAACAAAATTATCATTTGCATTGATTAAAGAATCATATTGATAATTGTCTGCCGTAATTTGGTCAATGGTAGTATCCGTTATTAATGTTTCAAATTGTTCATTTTCACCAGATAAATTTTCTGCTAAATTAGAATCCACCACTACTTCAATTTGTGCATTATCTGCAATTAATATTGTAGTATCTGAAAAATGTATGGTTACATCTTTTTGATAATCTTCCGCAACGGGTTTTTTATGAGCAATTTTACTTCTTTCTAAAATATGTGGTTCAATTAATAAACCAGTAGTTGCTTTAACTCTAGCCGGCAACATTTTCTTAATATCCTCAAACATTGATTTCTCATATAGTTTGATTAAGTTAATGTATGCGTAGATATCTCTACCATCGAATCTTTCAAAGTAGTAACTTCTTAAATCATCTAAACGTTTGTAGTTAGATTTATATCTATCAGCTGGGTCACCAATGTAATTATCCAAATTAATACCACCAAACGATTTGGCAATATCAATATTCAATTCTTTTGTAGGAGAGAAGAATAAACCAACTCTATTAGAATCAACAGGTGACTGGTCAAATGCTTTTTTAGTAGCTCTATGTTTTGAAGATAAATCAACACCCTCAGAAACATTTTTACCATTCATTGTATATTGTTCTTCAAATCTTACTTTATTTGTTGAATATCTTGTAGAACCCACATCTGGAATTTCCAATACAACACTTCTATCAATTGGCTCAAATTGATATGGATATGTTGTTATAGAATTAAAGCCGTATGCACTTGCTGTAAATGATGCGGATGGGTTCATCGAAGCTATTGCGGCAAAATTTATAGAACCAGTTTCTTCTAAAATATTTCTATTTAATTGTAATGAACTAGATGGGGTTAATTGTATTATTGGATAATACATATTTGTATCAACATTTATTAAAGATGATGTTCCGAATGTTGTATTTAAATTTTTCGGATATTCAAAATCTAATCTAAAATATAAATCATCGGTAGATGCCGATATGTGATTACCATTAATCATTTCCGGAAATGAAACGTGTTCAAAGAATCTTTCTTTTTCTAATGGTGTACTCCATAAACGGAATTCATCAACGCTACCTGTAAAATTATTACCCATTCTAATATACGACCCACCATTCCAACTAGATGATGTGGCTAATATAGACGATGAATATGATTGTTGAAATATAGTTCTTTCCTTATCGGATTGTCTTATGTTTAATTCAAAATTATGATAACTACCACTTACTTCTCTACTAACTCCAATACCAAAAAATCTATTATTAAAAATAGGTAATAAAGATGACGATATGGCAGAGCCACTATAATTAAGTGTTACAACTCCATAATTACTATCTGTACTTCCACTTAAATTTAATATCATACCACCACTACCACTAATAATATTGTAATTGCCTGATGTATATGGTTTTACAAAAAATTCAATTGTATCGGGTTTTCTATTTCTTTCAGTATTTTTCCATTCAAATTGAATATAAGAACCACTTATCATATTAAGAGCGGTTGTAATATTATCCATTACCAATTTACTCTTTGAGATGTTGGTTACTTCAGGGCCACCAAATTCTAAAATTGAAAGATTTGATGATGGTATACCATAGCAACTCAATAATGCATATATACCACGTCTTGTTCCTTTATGCTTTAATAAGTAAGGTAGATTATTTGCTATTCTTCTCCAAATTTCAAATGTTCTTTGTTTAGCGGGATTTGTATTTTTTATAGTTCCTTCCTTATCCACTCCAAATACATATTCCCAAAGTTTTGCATCATCTGCTAAATTTTTTGCGTCCCAGTTGAAAGACCTTAATACATCAAATAATAATTTATCAGGTACACCATTTTTTGATTTGTATCCTAATCCTCTACCATTTTCAATAGCTTTGGTATAATAATAAATTACATCAAAATGATGTGCTAACATATTCAATAATAAATGAAAGCTTTCTGAATTTTCAACATCATTTATAAATGTTGGAACATTATTCATAATCCAATTTGGATTTTCTAAATCAAAAGTTTCTGCTGCAACGGATGCAGATGCATACCAATTTATAACGGAGGTATTTGTATGATACAATCTGTTACCATTTGTATCATGTGGCCAAGTTAAAGACAAACTACCCGTTTCCGATGTGTATGAAGACGGTGTATACAAAAATGTTTCAAAACCATCAAATCCTTGTAAAATTTGATTTTTCTTCATCAATTGTTTACCAACTTCTTGCTTTGATACTAATTCATTTACATATGAACCAGATGGGCCACCTGTATAATTTGTAGATGCTGATGTGATTAATTGTTCATATTTTTCAATTAATTGAACTTTATAAATAAAATTATCTAATCTTTCCGTAGCAGAACTAAAATGAACAAAATTATCCCATAAATATCCTTCTAATGGGTTTGAACCTGATACATAATCTATATTCAAATCGTTTTGATATGACAACGATGAACTTAAATAAGTTGTAACTAAATTATTTGTAGATGTTGAACTACTTAATATTAAATTATCCAAAGATTCATATCCGGTAGACTTACCGGTTGTAAAATCAACTTCTATATTAAAATTTGGCCCCTTTATTGGTGGGCATTTTAAAGTATCTTGTTCATTTAAAATTATTGTTTCTATTAAAGGATTACTCATTAATTTTGTAATCCAAAATGTAGAGTTTTCATTTATATTTGCCGGAATTGGCGAATATAATTTTAATATAACAGATTTAACTTCCTTATCAACCACTTCGTTTCCTAATGCATCTTTCCTTTTAGATGACAATGTCCAATTGTCTTCTTCATATGATGAAACCAATATTTGTTCGTTATTATCAAAATTTGCAAGATGCGTTAAATATTTACTATCCTTAGTTGGTTCTATAAATGATAATTTATTTATAAATGCATCGTATATAGATTTTTTTATAGAATCTTCATCCAAATATATGGATGGATAAAATATTTGTGTTACAATTTCATATTCATTACCAATCAAAGCTTCCGAACCTCCATTGTTTCTTGGTAACAAATATAATGATATATTATCACTGCCATTCCATTGTGGAAATCTATCCGCTAAATTTCTTAAATTTATTTTAAAAGAACCATTGGGTGCTAATTTTTCAAATAATCCTACTTTAGTTTTATTTTTTAAAAGTAAAAAAACATCAACAAAACTAGTTGCAAATGTATTATATTCAACTTCCCATTCTATTTGTAAGTCAGAAAAAGATGGAACATCAATTGCTTCTGGAAATAATACTTGAGTTATTGACGGATAATCATTTATAGCCGTAAATGTAATTAAAATTTCTACTCTTTCTCCGGTACCATATAATTTGGATGTTGGAGTTAATATAACTTTTTTAGTTCCATAGACTTCATTAAAGTCTTTTTGAAAATATAAAGTAACATAACCAACATCAGCTTTAGTTAAAATGTATTTATCAGTCGATGTATACGCAATTACTTCATCAGCGTTTTCCGTTCTAAATGAAATTTTTACTTCTTTTTCTAAATCGGAATCCTTTACTTGTATATTGTATTTGGTGTCCGAAACCATAATTACAGGAGCAGCGACATTGATTTCTTTTTCTAATATTGCAATTACAACTATGCCCGATGATAATTCTTTACCCGTTAACCTAAATGCTTTACCAACCGATTTCCATTTTGAATAATCACCCTCTGGACTATTTTGTGCAACCGTTAACGTTGCATAGTATACATTTTTATATAAATAAGCAGTTGGTATATCTCCTGTTATTGATAAATTGATATAAGCATTTTCTAAAATAGTTTTACTTATACTTTTATTATTAGTATTACCATCTGTCAATGATATTGTTCCAGAATCTACCTTTTCATCGGAATTACTTAATATATCGTAATTCAATTTTAATATTTCACCTAATTCATTTTTAAAATTAGAAGAAAATCCAATTTCATAATTTATTATAGGAGTAGGTGCAATGGGGTCAGTAGGAACATTATCTTCCTTTGCAATTGTTTTAAATTTAAATTCTAAATTTATTGTTCCCGATGTCGAATCCAATCGTCTTTCCGTAGAAGAATATACACCATCATTCATTAATGTAAATTCTTGTATCGAAATCACTTCAGTAAATAAAACATCATTTGTTGTTAATGATGGTTTATAATTATAATTAAATGAATTATTATAAGTTCCGTATTGTGACAATCCACTAAACCCAGTATTACCACCTATACCACCAAACATTGATGAAAATGGGTTTATATTTAAATTTAAATTTGTAAATGTTAGGTCTTGTGAATATGAATATTTTTTAGAAACACTAACTGTAAAATAATTTTCAGACGTTTTATTATTTGAAATGGCCTTATATGTTCTACTACTTCCAAATGTAGATGATGGTGCAAATGTATCAACTATTGACAATCCGATACCAATATTAGAACCATCTCTTTCAAATTGAGCATTTTCAGCAGATGTTAAATATATTTTTAATGTACCTGCATCATTTGATGTATAAGATGGTGGCACAAAGTTTGTATTGGGTTCAACGGGAGGAGTATAACCACCACCACCAGTACTTCCACCAGATAGATTAGGGAAAGCTTCATATTGACCTACACCATCCCATGGTGGGTTTGTCATTTCACCTCCCATATTCTCAACATTGGCCTTATATTGTTTAAAATGCTTTACTCCCATTTATTGTTTTTTTATAAATATCTTATATTATGTAAATTCCACTCGCTCTCTACCTATACCACCATCTCCCAAATTCTGTCTATCTAATGTATCATATTCTCGGTATATGCTTCCACCACCTCCTCCACCTCCTTGATTAGGGGTTGGTAAAACCACTTTTGGAGCCGGTTCTTCTATTGGAGCCGGTGCAGTAACTACAATTGGTTCCGTTATTACTGCGGGTTCTATAACTTGTGGTAACGCCGGTGGTTCTTTTTTAATAGGAACTTCACCAACGAATGGGTCATTTAAATTAATTTGAACTTTGTCACCATTATATACATTTCTTACAATGTTAGTAGGAGTTTTGAATGCTTCCAAATTATTTGCAATTTGTTTTCTTAATTCAACAATAGCAAATTCTTTAGGAAGAGTTTTAATTTCAATCGGTCTTCTTTTTAAAGTTTTAATATTAAAATCAATACAATCTAATAATATTTTTTTAATTTCGTTTGTTAACATATTAAAATCATATTGGTCGCAATCATCAAACCTTTCTTCAGATGGTTTACCAAATTTAGATTCTGTAATATTATAGTATTTGTTATTTAAATAATAATTTACCGAAGTTTGAAAATCAACATATATTTTCTTTCTAAATTCTGTAAATTTACTTAAACCAAAATCTTTTTTCAATGTATTGAAAAAATCTTTACCAAATTGAGTTTGTAGTGCAGAATCAATTCCTTCTAAAAAACTACCTTCAAATGCGTATATGGAATCTAATAATGATTTTTTATAATATTTAAAATCTTTATTTAAATTTTGTAAATTATTAAATTCTCTATTTGTAATTGAATTTATATTTTCATCCTTTGTTTTTAAAGGTAAAATACGAATTTCTTCTCTTGAAGGAGATATTTCTTGTATCCACACTCTTGTTAATAAATTATCGGTTCCTACTCTATTTCTAACAAAATTTACATTAAGTTTAAGAATACCATTCGTAAATCCCAAATCTTTTAATAATTTTTCTGCGTCAATAGCTAATTCTTTCTGGCCTCCTTTATTTGTGATAGAATACATATAATGTTTAATATCACTCTTTTTTATATACGCCACATTATTGCCAGATTTTTGTGGCAATAAATTACTATTTATGTCGTAAACGGAAACCTCCATTACATCATATTTACAATCGCCAAAATCGGTTTCTTGTATTTCATTTTTTGAAACAATAAATAAATCATCATCTAATAAAAACTTTCCTTTATTATCTGCGTTTATATCTATTTTTTCAAAGTTTGTATATTTTTTAATACTCATAATTAAAAACTATCTGGGTGATTTTTTGTATATTTAGTTGGATATGATTTAGAAGAAGCTTTACTATCTGCTTTTGTAACGGTAACTGTTAATTCCGATTTGTAATCACTTGAACCACTCCATCCAAATGTTTTTTTCCTTGAATCTTTTCCATCCCCTGCTTTATTATTTATTCCCAATTCTATACTTTCGGTTCCACCTGCTGCTATGGTAAATGTGTTACCTTTAGGAAATGTCATCCAATTTGTATTAAATCCACTTGGATTTGGATGACTTAATGTTATTGTAACTGCAGATTTATCATTATTTGTAAAATTTAAAGTTCCTCCACTATTCCATTTAGTTTGACCACTTTTTGCATTTTGTTTGGATGCAAGTTTAAATGATGTATCATTCTCAGGGCCATTTATTTTTAATATAACAACTTCATTTATAACATCAGCACCACCCGCCAATGCTTGTGCTTGTGTTCCTGTTGTAATAGCTTGTTGTTGTTGAACTGCACCAAGTTGAGCCTGTAAACCTTCAATTATAGAGTTTAAGGAATCAATTTGTTTAATTAATGCTTCAATTTGAACTTTATATCCGGCATTTTGTGATTGCAAAGATGTTCTTAATATTGATTCTTCTACTGATTTTTGAACGGCTGTTTGTATTTGGTCTGTGAAAAGATTTAAAGTATCTTTTAATGTTTCCATTTGATTTGCAATTAAATCATCCTTTTGTTCAATAGTTAATTTTTCAATTGTAACTCGTTTTACTTCGGTATCTAATCTTCTAATTTCAGTCAATGCAACTTGATAAACCGCTTCTAAATCGTTATATTGTTTTTGTAAGTCGGCATATTGTAAAACTAATTTATCATAAATTGGTTTAGGAATTAAATTTAAATTTGGTTCTGGTATATTTGGTTTTAATTCTGTAACATTTACATTAATTGCTTTTTTAATTTCTTCTTCATCGTATTTATCTTTATTCAATTCTTTAAATACCAAAGAAGATGCAACATTTTTATTATCAACAATTGTTACATTGTATCCATTTTTAGCAATAGCTGCCGACCCAGAAGAAATTAATATTGATTCTAATCTATTATCTCTTTCTTCTTGTAATTTTTGAGAAATGGTTTCAAGTGCTGTTAATGCCATTGTTAAACTATTTGAAATGTATATTTTTCGTCAAATACATAATCTATATTATCTATTACAACTTTTAATTTTAATTTATAAATTCTATCAATTGGTAAAGATTGTAAATCTAATACAAAATAACTACCATTTGAATCACAACTTAATTTTGTATAATTACCAAACGGAAAAATAATTTCTTCGGTTAAATAATCTTCTAACTGATAATACGATTCTTGTGGTAAATACTTAATATCACTATAATTAAAACTGTCTGCAAAATCTTTTATAGGAAACAATTCTCTACCTCTAACTTTAATTTTTGTTTTAGTATTTGAATTATATTTTGATTTCAAATTAGCAATTGTGACTTTAAAATTATCTACTGGCATTGCCGTTATTGAGCCCGTTGGTGCAAATGAACTATCATCCCAAACCACTTCTAATGTTGGTTCATATATGGTGTGTGTTTCTTTTGAAAAGAATTTAAGTAAACCATAATCTATGGTATCTTCTTCGGTTATAAAATTATGATGAATAATGAATCCGTTATTTGGTAAAGAACCACTAACCCATCTATGGACTATGTTTGTAACGTCCATTTTAATGTCATCACTTTGATAATTAAATGATTGAGATGCCATTGATGCCGTATACCAAGTACCACCTTCGGCGTTTGCTGAACCCGTTGTTCCTGCACTAAATATTGCCGTTCCTGCCGTTGCGTTGTCTTGCCAACTATTTACACCATTTCTATATTTCCAACTAATACCATCCGATGTTATATTATCAAATTTAGTACCAGTTCCCATTGTCCAACTCTGAGAAACCGCATTTGCATAAATTGTATACTCCAATGGAATTTCTTCCGAACCGGCAGCTTTTAAATTTAAATAAGTTTTCCACCCACTACCTGTTTGTAAATTTGAAACATCAAATTTAATTAATGTTCTAGCTAAATCTTTTGTTGACCCATAATAAAGTTTACCTACTTCCAATACTTCATCTCTACCTGAATTTTGTTCAGGTTGTTGTAAGTAAATACTAGCGTCAAATGATGATGTGTATAATTTATGCATTATAATGCCCTCCCTTTAATGTCTTTGTTAGGAAATTTTACTTCGAATATACATGGGTCTAAAGAAGGATAGACAATCTTACCTTTAGTTGCTTCATCCATGTTATATTTATTTGGTGAATATTCTCCATCTCCGGCACACAGGTTATGAATTTTAACCGATGGAACACTCATAACTCCTTCTATATTTGCAAGTAATAATTCTATTTCGGAAATGTTTATTGGTTTATTAAATGTCCAATTATCTATATCGAAATAAGATTGAACTTCTGCTAAACAAGATGTAAGAACTTCTCTTTTATTATAATTTGAATAAACAATTATTTCAAAATCACAACCGAT